TAAGGTGGATCTGGGGATGACCGAGTCGGTGGCCGAGACCTTGGAGCGGTTGCGCCGGCCGGGGCCGGCCGCGGAGTGAGTCAAGTGGCCAAGGTATATGAAGACAATCATTACGCGCGAGTGTGGCTATACGAGGAGAGGAAAGCTGCTTGTATCTCTTGGACACCTTGGCCAGTGGCTGACTTCAAACATAGCGGGTTGGGCCAGAGATTCCCGCAATTGCGGGAATGGCAGTCGCAATTGCGGTCTATTACATGCCGTATCACCCCCTGACTGAGCCGGCGCTGCGGTCGTTTGCGAACGCCTGTCGGCACAACCCGTTGTTGTGGGTGGAGCGGACCTACCCGTGGGGGAAGGGGCCGTTGGCCGGTCACAGTGGGCCGCGGCAGTGGCAGCGCGACATCCTGCAGTCGATTGGGGAGAAGCTCGCGTCAGGCATTGCCACCCGGTCGGAGGTGATACAGGAGGCCGTGGCATCCGGGCACGGGCCGGGGAAGTCGGCACTGGTGGCGTGGCTGATCGACTGGGCGATGAGCACCTTCGAGGACACGCGCGGGGTGGTCACGGCGAACACTGAGACGCAGTTGCGGACTAAGACCTGGGCGGAGTTGGCGAAGTGGCGGCGGATGTCGTTGGCCTCACACTGGTTCACCATGACGGCCACCGCGTTGTATTCGGCCGATCCGAAATTCGAGAAGACCTGGCGGATCGACATGGTGGCGTGGTCGGAGAAGTCCACCGAGGCGTTCGCGGGGTTGCACAACGAAGGGCGGCGGATCCTGGTGTTGTTCGACGAAGCATCGGCCATCCCGAACGTGATCTGGGAGGTCACTGAAGGCGCCCTGACCGATAAGAACACCGAGATTATCTGGTTCGTGGCTGGGAACCCGACGCGGAACACGGGCCGGTTCAAGGAATGTTTCGGGCGGTTGCGGCACCGCTGGGCGACCACGCAGGTGGACACCAGGACCGTGCCGGGCGTGAACACCGTGCAGATCCAGAAGTGGCTGGAGGATTACGGTGAGGACAGCGATTTCTTCCGGGTGCGGGTCAGGGGGATGTTCCCGCGGGCGTCCAGTTTGCAATTCATTGGGAGTGATGTGATCCTCGCCGCGCAGAAGCGCGAAGCGCAGTGCCTGATCAACGATCCATTGGTGATGGCGCTGGACATCGCCCGCGGTGGCGATGATAACTGCGTGTTCCGGTTCCGGCGTGGCTTGGATGCGCGGTCGATACCGGCGGTGCGGATTCCGGGGTCGGAGGTCAGGGATTCGATGCGGCTGGTGTCGTTGACACTGGACCTGTTGGCGAAGCACAAGCCAAGTACGTTCTTCGGTGATGGGACGGGGGTTGGTGGTCCTGTGCTGGACCGGGTGCGGCAGTTGGGATTCAACGTGGTGGAAGTGCAGTTCGGGGCGCACGCGCCGGATGGCAGGTATACCAACATGCGATCGTATATGTGGGGCCGGATGAAGGAGTGGTTGATGGCCGGCGGTGCGATCGACGATTCGGCCCTGTTGGAAACCGATCTCGCCGGCGTTGAATATGCCCACGACAAGCGCGACCGGTTGATTCTCGAGGCCAAGGAACACATGAAGGAACGCGGCCTGGCGAGTCCCGATGATGGCGATGCCCTGGCGATGACGTTCGCGTACCCGGTGGCCCTGAGTGGCACGCACGCGATGGCCACCGCCGGTGGTGCGCCGATGGGAATGGCGTTGAGCGACTGGGACCCGATCTATGGCGACGCGTGAGGCGCGGGACCGGGCCCGACAGCGGGCGTTCCGGAAGAACTACGGATTCTCGTTGCGGACGTATTATAAATATCAGCAGCAGGGGATGAGCGCGGCACTGGCGATGGAGACTGGGCAGAAGTTGAGCCGTGGCGAGTACCGGAAGGCGGAACGGCCCGAGGACCTGTGGAGCGTGTTGCGGCGGTGGCGGCGTTGTGCAGTGCGGGAGAACGTAGTAGCGTAACCGTCCGTGAACGTCGAATTTGCCCGCGAACCCTTCAGCGCCGAACTGTCCGACGAAGCGCGGGATATGATGCGTGTGTACCACGATGAGGTTGCGAACATCAGCCCGTTGAACTTCAGCGGCGCGTTGTACGAGATGGCGCAGGGCCGTGGTGTATTGTGGGTCTTCACCGCCCGTGATGCCGGAAAGCTGGTTGGATTCAGTGCCAGCATGACTGGATTTCACCCTCACGCCGCTGGTGAGCTGCAGGCCACGCAGTTGGCGTTGTTCGTTCTCCCCGAATACCGCCGCGGCCCCTTGGGCCTGAAGTTCGTGCGATACGCGGACGATGTATTGCAGGCAGCCGGCGTGAGGGTGGTTTTTCGGAATGAAACGCCACGGCGACGGTTGCGGCCCTTGTTCCACTCCATGGGGTATGAGGAAGCCGACGTGGTGTACGCGCGCCGATTAGCGCCCGCAGTGGAACCGAGACAGACCATCATGGGAGCACAGTGATGCCACAGGCGATTCCAGTATGGCTGGCTGGGTTGGGCGCGGCAGGTGGCGGGACGGCGGCCGGCGTGACCACCGCGATGACGGCGGCAGAACTGGCGGCGGCAGGTTCAGCGGCAGCGTCTGGGGCGGTGGGTAGTGCCGCGGCTGCGACTGCGGCAGCCGATGTGGCCGCCGTGCTGGGTGCCGATGCAGTGGCCGCCGGATCAGTAGCGGCAGGTCAGAGTATTGCGCAGACAGGACTGACGGCCTTGGCCAAGTCTGGGGCGCCATCGCTGGCCGGAAAGACCGCGCTCGGCCTGGCCGATTACGCCAAGGCTGCTGGGTCCAGCGGGTTGATCTCAGGCGCCGCGCAGTTGGCCCTGCAGCCGAAAATGCCGGGAATGCCGAAACCGCCGAAACCGCCTGATCTTGGGGATGTGGCGAACCAACGCCGCCGGCGGACAGCGATGAGCGGCCGGTCAGGGACGATCCTGTCCGGGTCATCGCTGGGGTCGGGTGGCGGGCGCAGCACGTTGTTGGGCGGATAACGTGGCCGAAGACACCAAGATCGACAAGAAAACCGGCCTGTCACTGCGGCAGCGACTGGATTATCAGATCCAGCAGATGAAGAACGAGCGGGCCACCTGGGATCAGCACTGGCGGTCCATTGCGGACGCCGTGCAGCCGCGCCGCGCCCGGTTCACCACCAGTGACCGGAACAAGGGCACGCGGATGAACCAGACCATCATCAACGGCACTGCCGGGATGGCACTGCGCACGCTGCGGGCCGGGATGATGTCCGGGCTGTCCTCACCGTCGCGGCCATGGTTCAGGTTGACCATGCCGGACCCGGACCTGACCGAGTTCGGCCCGGTGAAAGCTTGGTTGAACACCATGACGCAGCGGATGGCCACCGTGTTGTTGAGGACGAATTTTTACCGGGTGGTGCCGCAGGTGTACGGCGCCGAAGGGTTGTTCGGCACGGCGGCGATGCTGGCCACGCCTGACCCTGACCGGTTGTTGCGGTTCCATGCGTTCCCGATCGGGTCGTTCATGATTGCCACCGATTCGCGGTGCGTGGTGAACACCTTCGCGCGGGAGTTCCAGTTGACCGTGCTGCAGTTGGTCGAGCAGTTCGGGATCGAGAACGTCGGGGATTCGATCAGGAATATGTACGAGCGCAGCGATTACCACACTGCCGTCGATGTCAGTCATATCATCACGCCGAACAGCGAGAAGAATGACGAATACGCGGATGCGCGCGGCGCGAAGTTCAAGATGTGTTATTACGAGAAAGGCGGCAGCGATGGCCGGTTCCTCGAGGAACGTGGCACGGATATCTTCCCCGTCATGGCCCCGCGCTGGGACACGGTGGGCGAGGATATCTATGGTTCCGAATGTCCGGGCATGGAAGCACTGGGCGACGTGCGTGCCCTGCAGGTGCTGGAGAAACGGAAAGCACAGGCGATCGAGAAAACCGTCAATCCACCATTGACCGCACCAACGTCATTGCGGACAGACGTGGTTTCTGCCCTGCCTGGAAACGTGACGTATGTGGACGTGCGGGACGGTCAGGGCGGCGTGCGGTCCCTGTACGACGTGAGATTCCCTGTGGGCGATGTGATCAACGATATCGCCGCGCACCAGACGCGGATCGACGAGGCGTTCTACAAGAACCTATTCCTGATGATTGCCAGCGCGAATGATTCGACCGAGCGGACGGCGCGGGAGATCGCCGAGCGGCATGAGGAAAAACTGCTGGCGCTGGGACCGACGCTGGAAGGCCAGTCGGATGAACTGCACGACCCGGTGATTGATATCGTGTTCGCCGCGATGTTGCGCCGCCCTGGGATGGTGCCGCCGCCACCGCAGGAGATTCAGGGCGAGGCCCTCAAGGTTGAATACATCTCGATCATGGCGCAGGCGCAGAAGATGGTGGCGTCGCGCGGTCTGGAGAATTTCTTCATGTTCGCCGGCGCGGTCGCCACGTTGAAGCCGGAGGTGTTGGACAAGATCGACGCTGACGTGGCCCTCGAGGATGCGGCCGACATGGCGGGCGTCAACCCCGAGATCATCGTGCCGGACAAGGTGGTCGCGCAGATCCGGGCGGCGCGGGCCCAGAAGCAGGCCGCCATGGAGATGGCCGCCGCCGCACCGAACATCGCTGGCGCGGCCAAGGATCTGTCCGAAGTGAAGCCAGGCGGAAACAACGCCCTGACCAGCGTGATGGGCGCCCTGACAGGGTAAATCATGCGGGTGGCAGTCAGAAATGCCGGTGATCCTGAACAGGTCGAGCAGGCCAAGGAACGGGTGGCGACGCGGCAGGAACGCCTCGATGACGGCATCAGCGCGATCATGGGAACGCTGGCCGGCCGGGAGTATCTGGCAGAGTTGCTGGACTTTTGCGGAGCAAAAACGGTAAGTTACGACGGTACCGGGCGC